ATCCATCAGTAAAATGAGAAGAAGGGAACGGAGAATAACTCTCTCCTGCAAGAGCTGCACTAAAACCTAACATGAAAGGTATTGAATGGTCTGATCTTCTTGGCTCAATTGCAGCATCGACTGCTACGTTTAACAAATTTGCAATATTTGAGGTTGTTTCTGCAACACTTTGTCCATAATATGTACTTGTATCTGGAGGTGTTGAAGATCCTGTAATCAAATTAGAAACAAGTGAGGTAACATTCATTACACCACCAAGAGATGCAAAATTTTGCATGTTGAAGCTAACAACTCCATTGCCTCCTTGTGGACTTCCAAAAGAAGCAACTCTTCTACAGAACACTTGATCTGTTGCAGGAAGAGAAACAGGCGCCTCACCAAAATGACTTTTTCCATGAAAGGAAGGTGGAGTCAACATAGGATTATTTGCAATTTGAGAAGTCTTCAATCTTTTTCCAAGAAGAACTTGAGACATAAATCCACCAATTGCACTTCCTCCTGATGGACCAAGAAGCATGTTTGCAACAACTCCTCCTAGTGAACCAAAAGAACTCAATGCACCTCCAAGAGATGGACTGTTCAACAAACTATTGATTGCTTGAGAACCAACAGATTGAGCAAATTCGGTTGCATTAGGAGAATTAATTACTGAATTAATTTCACTTGGCAAAAGTGTAGATAATCCACCAGCAAGACCTGAATATGCATTAATTGAGTTTTCAATAGCATATGAAGGAAGAGGAGGAGTTTGTGAAAGGATTCCTTGTGTAATATTTGAAAAATCAGAAGCAGAAGAAAGAATTGCCATTCCTGTAACACCCAACCCAGATGCATATCTTGCCTGAAGAGTAATTGATCCTGTACTTGACTGTGAATAGTCTTCTATATTCGATGCACCTTGAAATTCGGCAGAATACTTGCTAATAACAGAAGGAACAGCGTTTGCAAGATATCCAATTTTGAATATGTCAGGCAATCGTGTAATTCCAATAATGTTTCTTATGTAATACGAGCTTGCCATATCGTATACACCAGTTACGTTAGCAATATAGGAAAGATCCTCTAAACTTGTCAATGATGCAAGAATATAAAAGAAAGATTCTAATGTGTCGTAAGGAACAACCCCATAGGAAGCAAGCTGGTTACTTATATCCAAAATTGCATTTTTTTCTGTAGTTGTAAGAATATAGTTATCAGGTGTTCTTACATAATTTTGTGGAGGAGCAGCAAGGTTTTTTAATGTTTGACCAACTCCAAACAATGCAGCGGCAATCTCAACTGCATTGTTAAATGCAACGTTTGAATTGCTCAGTTGTTGATCTCCATAGAATCCTGGTTGTTGATAGACACTCTTCTGAATAAGTGCCATCGTATCTCTATTGAGATCGGGACTGTTGTTTACTGAATAAGGTTGACCATTTCTGTCAAATTGTATATTACCCGACATTTGGATTTCTTCCGTTCAAAGCTGCAACTGCATAAGAAAGTTGTAGACCGCTAATCTTTTGATAACAATGTTCATCTGCACAAGTATATACCTGGCCACCACCTTTGCTTCCTGGGGGTGCTGCATATACGTGACAGTGAATACCAGGTGACGCATTCTTTTCTAAGAATACTTGGTTGTAAGGAAGATTGTCTCTGACAAATGCTGCAATCTCACCTGTAAGTGTCACATCATTTTTATTTGCAGCTCTTAGATCGACAGCTCCACCTTTAATGTGATTTGAAGAGTTGTTTCTCCACCACGATGTAATTTGCATTCTTGGACCAAACTTATCAACGAGAGGATCGAGAATGTTCCATGCAGTATTCATAGCTTCTGTAAGAACTTGTTGTTGCAATGATTGAGGACATGATTTAATATTAATAATATCACCAACAGTAAAGTGTCTTGAAATCTTCATTGCTGCATTGTGTACAGAATTAGGAACTGGCAATGGATTTTGTACAGACAATCCATTACCTGTCACACCACCTGGTCTATCATATGCAGTTGTTGCAGGAGGATCTGCAGATGTTCCTGTGCTTTGAAGTTGAGGAACAATTCCTGAACCTGCATTATTTGTTGCAGCAGCCTCTGCCTGAGGATTTGGATTTGCACCTTCATTTTGGTAAAGAGAGAACTGTTCTTTTGAAAGTCTCTTTGCATTAACAGGAAAATCAGGAGCAACCCTTATTGTTGTAATACTATCGATAATTGTGTTTGCAGGAGCATATTGCGCAAGAGGAGCAGAAGCAGCAGCATCTACAGAATCAACAGAAGGAGATCCACTTGTCTGAATAAGTGTATCTGAACCATTGATTGAGATTTCACCAGAAGCAAAAATTCCCATTCCAGAAGAACCATTCAATGATAGCTGTCCTGTAGAAGATGCTTTTGTTGTTCCTGATGACTTGGTTTCAAAGTTACCAGTTGATTGTAGAGTCATATTGCCAGTAGAAGTAACAGTTAATGTATCTGACGTATCAATAGAAACAAGTGCCTTCGCAATTGCCTTGAGTGTTTGTTGTGTATTAAACGATAGTGCACCATCAGAACGTGTTGTCAGGCTTCCTTGTGTATCAAAGATTAAATCACCATTGACCTGAGTTTGCATGTTACCAGCAATCGTCACTCTGTTGTCACCAGCAACTGTTGTACTCAAATGTTTGACAACTTCTACAATCTTACCACCATCAATAACTTCTTCGACGTTACCTTTAACAATAGATGACATATCACCGTTGACATGGAAGTTTAAACTTCCTCCAACATTAAAATCAAGATCACCTTCTGTTTCAATTGTTACTCTTCCATCACCCTTAAGAATTAAATGACCTTTTGCAAATACAGTTGCATCTCCACGAGGAGCAACCATACCAACACCTTTCTTACCAGATGATATCATATGAATTGATCCATCGGTGTCAATCATGATTGTTGCACCAGAATGATGTTGAAGAGTAATTGTATCACCACCAAATGTGTTGTCAATTGACATTTTGTTACCTGTTGCAGAAACAAAACCTTGAACATCTATTGGTCTTCCAATCCCTCCAAAATTTCCTGCACCAGGACCAGTATGAGTATGGATTTGATCACTACCAAGATTTGGCTTGTCTTTTACAGTAACCTCATAATAAGGAGAGTGATTACCACCTCCTGTAATTGACTGAGGAGCAATACTTCTTGATGCACCTGTCTTTGTAGGATTGGTAAATTGTTTAACTCTTGCAGGGTCGTTGGTAAATCTATCTATTGTCATTTTTATCCACAATAATTTTGATATAGAGCATTTAGCGATTGAAGCAACTTATCATTGTCACTTGATATGGTTGCTGAGTCTGTGTATATTGAAAGATCCTTTATTATTCTATATAGAACAACTTTTTGTGGTTCTGTAATAAAAAAGTTAGAAACAAGTCTATCGGGATTAGAACCGTTAATAAATTTATCTACACCACCTATAATTGTAATAGAAGCACTTGTCCCTCCAGATGATGATCCTTGATATACCTGACCATCTATGTCAACAATAAATGTTGAATCAGAATAATCATTCAAATTAATTGGTTGATCTTTCAATGTATTTGAAAAATTAAATGTCAAATTTGTATAATAAGAGACTGCTTCTGGTGCAACTAGATTCATGATGTAGGTGTTCCTAGTGTTCCTGTATAAGACATAGTAGAAAGAACTCCTCTTGCTTTTGCAAGTTTAGTAAGATAAGAGGAATTGGTTCTATCTACAACTCCTGTCTTTGGATTGTATGATTGATCTCTTTCGTAACCAATAATTGCAGCAACAGCATCTTGAATATTTGTTTGTGTTAACAAATTGTTAAATGCATGCTTTTCTGTGCTATTAAATTCTTGCCAAATAAAGTCTAGCTGTTGTTCTAGTGGTGGTAGGTTTGGTGGAAGTGTAACGTTTGAATATCCACAAAACTTGAAAAATGGAGTTGCTCTGTCATATTTACCACCACGCCATTGAGCAATACCATATGCAGGTTCACCTTTATCATTACCATTATATGCTTGAGGATTAATACCATCACTACCCGATTCAACCATTAAATTTCCAATGATTGCAGCAACAATACATTTTCTGTCTCCTGTTACATTTCCTTGAGCTGCAATTTTTTCCCAAAAGAAATTATAAGACTTTGATCTATTATCACTACCTGAGAGTTGTGAAGAAGATGTTGTCGTAGGAGAAAGTGTCTGTACCTGGTTAGGATTTGAAATTGCTGTTTGTCCAGGATTAGATGTTGATGTAGAGAACATCATTGATTGTTGAACAGTAATTGGATCAGGAGGAGAAAGATTGGTTGATCCTGGGCCACCATTTATTGAACCAAGAACAACAGGTTGTTGTGAATCTTCTCCATCAACAAAGAATCCTACTACCCATGATCCTTCAACAAGACCATGACTGAATACACCACCCGATGTTTGACCTGCTGTTGTTGGATATACTACCATGGCCCATGGAAGATCATCATTAGAAACATCTATAAGATTCTCTGTAGGATGAATACCAAAAATTCTTACTTTTACACGAGCCTTATCATCGCCAACATCCTTGACAACTCCAACAAACCATCTAAATCTATCGCCATAATAATCATTTTCTAACATTATACTGAACCCAC